AAAAAGAAGAAGAAATGGATCTATCTGATGATGTTAAAGCATTAATCGGAGACGAAAAATTAACTGAAGAATTTAAAGAAAAAGCAAAAACTATTTTTGAAGCTGCTATTAAATCAAGACTTAAAGAGCAAAAAGCAAAAGTAGAATTAGAATATGCTTCTAAACTTAAATCTGAAGTAGATACTACAAAAGCAGAACTTGTTGAAAAGGTTGATTCGTACTTAAACTACGTAGTTGAAGAATGGATGAAATCAAACGAGATTGCTGTTGAAAGAGGTATCAAAGGCGAAATCGCTGAGGACTTTATTACTGGTCTTAAAAAATTATTTGAAGATCATTACATTAATGTTCCTGACGAAAAATATGACGTGTTAGAAGATCAAGCTTCTAAAATCGAAGAGCTTAACAAGAAATTGAACGAGCAAATCGAGTCTAACGTTAAATTAAATTCTGAAATCGGCAAACTTACTAGAAAAGATATAATTGCTGATGTTGCATCTGGATTAACAGATACAAATAAAGAAAAGTTTAATAAGTTAGCAGAAGAAATTGAATACTCTAATGCTACAGAGTTTAAAAATAAAGTATCGACTATTAAAGAGTCATACTTTACAACAAAAGAAATTTCATCTAAGGGTGGAATAGATAACGTTGCCGAAGGCGAAACAACTAACGTTGAATTGTCATCTTCTATGACTGCTTATGCGGCCGCTATCAGTAAAACAAAAGACTCAATTAATTTGAGTTTTAAAAAATAAAGGGAGAAAAAAAAAGATATGTACTTATCTGAACAATTAGTTAAAAAATGGCAACCGATTCTTGAACATCCTGAACTCCCAAAAGTAACGGATAGTTATAAGAGAGCGGTTACCGCTGTTATCTTGGAAAACCAAGAAAGAGCAATTAAAGAAGATAGAGCATTTATGTCTGAGTCTGCTCCGCAGAACTCTACAGATGCTTCTTACGTTCAAAACTGGGATCCAATTATGATCTCTTTAGTAAGAAGAGCAATGCCGAATCTAATCGCATATGATATTTGCGGTGTACAACCAATGACTGGTCCAACTGGACTAATCTTCGCTATGAGAGCAAAATATTCTTCTCAAAGTGCTGCTGCTGAAGCATTATTCGATGCTGCGGACACAGACTTTTCAGGAAGAAACGCTGCTGGTTCTTCAACAGGTGGATTCTCATCTACTGCTGATTCAGGAACTAATCCAGGTTTATTAAATGACAGCCCTGCTGGCACTTATACAACTGGTACAGGAATGACGACTGCTGCTGCTGAAGCACTAGGCGACGCTGCTGGAAATAGCTTTGCTGAAATGGCATTTTCAATCGAGAAATCGACTGTAACTGCTAAATCAAGAGCTCTTAAAGCTGAATACACTATGGAATTAGCACAAGATTTAAAAGCTATCCATGGTTTAGATGCTGAAACAGAACTTGCGAATATTTTATCTGCTGAGATCCTTGCGGAAATCAATAGAGAAATCGTAAGAACTATTTACATCAATTCAGAAAAAGGTGCTCAAACTGGTAACGTAACAACTGCTGGAATTTTCGATTTAGACACTGACTCAAATGGTCGTTGGTCTGTTGAAAGATTCAAAGGTTTAATGTTCCAAGTTGAAAGAGAAGCAAACTCAATCGCACAAAGAACACGTAGAGGAAAAGGTAACATCTTGATCACATCAAGTGATGTTGCTTCTGCTTTACAAATGGCTGGTGTATTAGATTACGCTCCTGCGTTAAACAACAATTTAAACGTTGATGACACAGGTAACACATTTGCTGGTATTTTAAATGGTAGATATAAAGTTTATATCGATCCATATTCAGCAAACTCAACAGCTAAACAATACTTTGTAGTTGGATATAAAGGTTCGTCTCAGTACGATGCCGGTATATTCTATTGTCCATACGTTCCACTTCAAATGGTGAGAGCTGTTGGTCAAGACACGTTCCAACCGAAAATCGGATTTAAAACTCGATACGGTATCCAAGCTAACCCATTCGCTGAAGCAGGTGCTTCAACTCAAAATGCGGTTATCAATGGTGCAGGATCTGCTAACGCAAACAGATACTACAGAAAAGTTCAAGTAGCTAACTTAATGTAATCTACTTGTTACTTCTTAGTAACACAATTAAAGAGACGGTCTAAACAACCGTCTCTTTTTTTTTGGGGACATTGACAAATGTCAAACTATACTATATAATAATACTATGATTGAAAACATGTATAAAATTTTAAATATTCCTGTTGTGCCAGAAGAATTTTTGGATTTTGAATTTACTCCTTTTAAAAAAGTGGATGTTGGATATGGTAATAAACACTTTAAGAACGGTAAAGAATTAATACCGTGTCTTTATTCAATGGGTAACATTACACATACACCTTTGGTGAAATGGATTGAAAAGAATTTGCCTGGCGTTACCACAGATATGATGAAGATACAAGCTGCAACTCCAGGAACTCATATAGTACATTCTGATCTAAAGAGATTGTGGTCTTTAGTTTACGTTATTGAAACAGGAGGTGATGCTATTACTTCATGGTATAAAGAAAATGGAAAATCTCTAAGTAGAACAAAAACTTGTCTTGGTTTTGGCCAAAGTGATACTGGATTTGTTGATTATAATGATTTAACTGTTATTGATAGTGTTAAAATTAAAAAAAATCAGTGGGCGTTATTAAGAGTTGATGTATTACATGATGTAGATAATATCACAAGTATTCGTAAAGGTATTACTATAAGTTTTTATCCAGACAAGTTACAAATTTTAGATAACCTTTTAAAAGTAACATAAATAGTATTATGACAACCGTAAATGCGTTTTCCAGACAACCAACTAAAATAGATTATGCTAGTCCCACACAGTTTAAATTTAATATAATTAAACTACCAAAAGTAGAATATTTTTGTACGGCCATTAATGTACCAGGAATTTCATTAGGTTTTATACAACAACAAAACCCTTTAAAAGATATACCAGTACCTGGTGAAAAATTAACTTATGCTGATTTGACAATGTCATTCTTAGTAGATGAAAATCTATTAAACTATCAAGAGATACATGGTTGGTTAACTGGCCTTGGTTTTCCAAGAGACAACACACAGTTTCAGGCCCTTTCCAATGCAGGCGTAGATCGTTTTCCTACTAGCAAAGGAAGTGTTAGCACAGAGATTGGAAAAGTTAAATATGGCGCTCCTAATGCAGGAGGAACTCTATCCGACGCAACTTTAATGATACTTACAAATAAAAACAACCCTGTTACAGAAGTAAGATTTAGTGATGTATTTCCTATATCTTTGAGTGGTTTAAATTACAATCAACAAGCAACTGATATTCAATACTTAACAGCAGACGTTACATTCAAATATAAGATATATGAATTTGCTAACGTAGGTGCATCCAATACTACAGAAGTTGTTTCCTAATACTTGATTTTTTATTAGTTTTGTGATATATTATATTAATGGATTTAGAACAATTACAAATAGAAGCAGACAAAGATTTAAAAATAAATGATATTGAATTAGATTTAGAATCTTTAAAGACGCCACAATTACATAATAAATATTTAAAACACTATACAAAGTTTAAGTTACTTTTGACACGTACGGAAGATGAGTTGAAAATTATAAAACGTGATAAGTGGGAATATTATACAGGTAAAGCCGCTCCTCAGGTCTATCAATTAAAACCTTTCAATTTTAAAATATTAAAAACAGACATAGACAAGTATATTGAAGCTGATGAGGATATACAAAAGTTAACACAAAAGGTGGCCTATTTAAATACCGTTGTGGATTTTTTGGACAGAACATTAAGAATTATAGTTAATAGAACATACGTTATTAAAAATGCAATTGAGTGGAAAAGATTTACTTCTGGAGCCATTTAATGTACCTAGAAAATGCTCATTGTATTTCTATTGCTCGTTTTGATAAATCTTTTTGTAATAACATCATTACACTTGCTGAAAAAAATGCTTTGGCATTGGCTGAGTTGGATTCAAAACTAGGCAATAAAAAAATTAGAAATTCTAAAGTAGTTTTTTTAAATGATGATAATTTAAATCAAACTTTAAGGACAGTTCTTGATGAACACAATAAAAGTGCTAAGTGGAATTTTAATATTAAAGAATTTGAACCTTTGCAATATACTGTTTATAATGTTGATGACCATTACGATTGGCATATAGATTCACATCCTTATGTTTATCCTAATGGTATGATAAGAAAATTAAGTTTTACATTGTGTTTGAATGAAGATTATGAAGGAGGTGAATTTGAAATCTCAAACCCAAATCCAAATCCTTTGAAACACATTAATACAAAATTTAAAGACAAGTTTACTACTGGAACATTAATATCATTTCCTTCTTTTGTGTGGCATAAAGTAAATCCTGTTACGTTTGGTACAAGAAAAGTATTGGTGGGGTGGGCAGTTGGTTCTCAATTTGTTTAACCATGACACTTACAAAATATATAATCATAGATAAAAAAAACGAAGTATATATTAAAATAGAAGCAGAAGATGCTATTCGTAGAGATTTGTCTGAATATTTTACATTTGAGGTACCAGGTTATAAATTTACACCTCAGTTTAGAAATCGTTTTTGGGACGGTAAAATAAGATTATTTTCTTATGCAACTGGCCAAATATTTGCAGGTCTTTATCCATACGTTGTTAAGTGGTGTCAAGACAATAAAATACAAGTGGTTGATGGCACCAAAATAAAAGATGTAGAGGTAGATAAAAAGTTGGTAGATAAATTTGTTTCTGGCTTAAAAATACCAATGGAAATAAGAGATTATCAGAAACAGGCCTTTGTACATGCGTTACAAAAAAGTCGTTGTTTATTATTGTCTCCTACAGCATCTGGTAAATCATTGATAGTTTATATGTTAGTAAGATTTAATATATTGAGATTAAAAGACAAACCAAATAATAAGATATTAATTATAGTACCTACTACATCTTTAGTTGAACAGTTATTCAAGGACTTTAAGGATTATGGTTGGAATCCTGATAAAAATGTTCATAGAATATATCAAGGCCACGATAAAGAAACCGATAAGAATGTGGTGATATCTACTTGGCAATCAATCTATAATATGCCTAAGAAATGGTTTAAATCTTTTGGTGTGGTAATGGGAGATGAGTGTCATTTGTTTAAGGCCGTTTCTTTAAGTAAGATAATGACTAAACTAGAAGATTGCAAATATAGAATAGGTCTTACAGGTACTTTAGATGGTACTAAAACAAATAAACTCGTATTAGAAGGATTGTTTGGTGCTGTTAATAAGGTTACATCAACTGCTGAATTACAAGAGAAAAAACAATTAGCTGATTTAAAAATTATCTGTTTGGTATTACAACACGACCAATATTCAAAACACTTTTTAAAAGATAAAAGTTATCAAGAAGAAATGGATTTCTTAGTATCTAATGATAAGAGAAATAAATATATACGTAATCTGTGTTTAGATTTAAAAGGTAATTCTTTAGTATTGTTTCAATATGTAGAAAAACATGGTGTTATATTAAAACAACTTATAGAAGATAAAGTTGAGGATAGAAAGATATTTTTCGTTCATGGTGGTGTGGAAGCCGAAGAAAGAGAAAAGATTAGATTTATAACTGAGAAGTCAGATAATGCGATTATAATCGCCAGTTACGGAACGTTTAGTACTGGTATTAATATAAGAAACTTACATAACATTGTTTTTGCAAGTCCAAGTAAATCTCGAATAAGAAATTTACAGTCTATTGGTAGAGGACTTCGTTTAAAAGATAATAATTCGGCCGCTACTCTATATGATATAGCAGATGATCTTACATACAATGGTAAAGAGAATTATACACTTCAACACTTTAGAGAAAGAATAAATATATACACTGGTGAAAACTTTAATTACGAAATACATAACGTAGATTTAAACAATGGATCAAATAAAAATAATAAAACTAATTAACGGTGATGATATAATCTGTGCTTTGGCAAAAGAACAATTGCCAGAAAGAACACCATTGTTGCGTTTAGAAAAACCGTTACAAATTAAGTATGTATCACAATTGACGCCAAGAGGTCTCAAAGATTATATCGCATTAATTAAATGGACAAGTTATACTAATGATACTATTATAACTATTCCGAAAGATAAAATTGTTACAATCACAAGTGCGACCGACGAGATGACAAAGAGTTACTTGGAGGTATCTAAGAAGTATGAAAAGATTACAATACCTAAACGAGGTGAATTAGAACTGGAAGAATTGACAGAAAATGAGAATGATGAGTTCAATAAACTGTGGGACGAATTTAGAGATGTTAAAGGTACCATCCATTAACTTGGAGTATTCTCCATCAAAGAGGCTACACGCCTATTATATACACAAAAGACAAAAAGTCAACCAATCCTGGAACTTAAATTTTTTAACAACAGTTAGATAAGTGATTGACAATGAACACAAATTGTAGTATATTTAAATTATGACAACATCAAAAAAATCAAAAGAACATTACGTAAGTAACAAAGATTTTCTGGCCGCTATGATTGAATATAAAAAAACAGTCAAAGAATCAATTAAAGAAAATAAAAAAAAACCAAGAGTTCCTGATTATATAGGAACTTGTTTTTTAAAAATAGCAAATCACTTATCATATAGGCCAAATTTTATTAATTATACTTTTAGAGATGATATGATTTCCGATGGTATAGAAAATTGTTTACAATACTTAGACAATTTCAATCCAGACAAATCAAATAATCCGTTTGCTTACTTCACACAAATTATATATTACGCATTTATAAGAAGAATACAAAAGGAGAAAAAACAAGTTACAATTAAACACAGAATATTAATGAACTCTGACTTTGACGATTTAACATTACAGCCTGGTGAAGATAAAGAGTTTCAAAATCAATTTACTGAATTTTTAAAAAAGAATTTACCTATGGAAGAAACACCCAAAGTTGAAAGTTTAACAACATATAGGGAAATGAAAAAAGAAAAAGCAAAAAAGAAAAAAAAAGTTCAAAAGAAAAAAAGTAAGTTAGATTATTTTTTAATGAGTTAGTATGAAAATTGCGTTGATCAATGACACGCATTGGGGGGCTAGAAATGACTCACCAGCGTTTATAGATTATTTTAATAAATTTTATGAGGAAGTTTTTTTTCCTTACCTACAAGAGAATAATATCAAAACTTTAATACATTTAGGTGATGTTGTAGATAGAAGAAAATTTATAAATCACAATACAGCTCATAATTTTAAGTTAAAGTTTTGGGACAAAACAGAAGAATTAAGTTTAGATACACATGTATTATTAGGCAATCACGACACTTATTACAAAAACACAAATGAAGTAAACGCATTACAAAATCTAAACATACCAAAAAACACCAAAGTTTATACTAAATCGGAAACTGTTACCTTTGATGGACTGGATATATTATTTTTACCATGGATTTGTGATGACATTATGGAAGAAACATTACTTTCAATAGACAGTTCTACAGCACAAATAGTTATGGGGCATTTAGAAATAAAAGGCTTTGAAATGCACAAAGGACATATTAATGAACAAGGATTAGATAATTCTTTATTTAAAAGATTTGAAAAAGTTATATCGGGGCATTTTCATAAAAGATCAGATGACGGCCATGTCTATTACTTAGGTTCGCCTTATGAAATTACATGGTCTGATTATAATTGTCCAAAAGGTTTTCATATATTTGATACAGAAACAAGAGAACTCACAAGAATACCTAATCCTATAACAGTACATAAAAAATTAATTTATAATGACAAACAAGAAGATTATACAAAAAAAGACTTAACTCAATTTGAAAATACTTTTGTTAAACTTTTTATATCTAACAAAACAGACACAGATATGTTTGATAAACTGGTTGATAAATTCCATAATGAAACAAATGTTTATGAACTAAACATTATAGAAGATTTAACTTCAGACTTAACATCTACAGTAAAAGAAGATATATTAGACCAAGGAGAGGATACACTAACATTTTTAGGCAACTATATTGATCAGATTGACACAACACTAGACAAGACTAAATTAAAAAAGTTTGCAAAAGAATTGTATGTAGAGGCCAGCGAGACATGATAGTATTTAAAAAAATTAAATGGAAAAACTTTTTATCTACTGGTAACACGCCAATAGAAATAGAATTAAACAAAGCACCAACAACACTTATTATAGGAACAAATGGTAGTGGTAAATCAACACTACTTGATGCCTTATGTTTTGTTTTATTTAACAAACCATTTAGAATGATTAAGAAAGAACAAATAGTCAATACCATAAATGATGCCGATACAGAAGTAACAGTAGAGTTTACAGTAGGCACAAAGAACTATGTAGTAACAAGAGGCATCAAACCAAATAAATTTGAAATATATTCTGATGGTGAATTAGTTAATCAAGACGCTTCTAGTATTGATTATCAAAAGTACTTAGAGGCCAATATAATGAAACTAAACTATAGATCGTTTATACAAGTTGTTATATTAGGTTCTTCTTCTTATGAACCATTTATGAAGATGAAACCAAGATATAGACGTGAAGTTGTAGAAGAAATATTGGACATTAGAGTATTTGGTTTAATGGATTTGATATTAAGAAGTCAACAATCAGATTTACAAAAAAATATAACAGAGATAAGACATAAGTGTGATTTAATTACTTC